GGGAGGAACGGGAAGACTAATACTTGACACGCCCGACGTGGTGTGCTTTAATCCTTGCAGCGGGCGGCGGTCGCCCGATCGAAAGGAGGCCAGAAATGGCGGTCAACGAGACAATCGCCGAGAAGGTGATGAAACTGCTAGCGCTCGCGGGCAACAACCCGAACGAGCACGAGGCGGCAGCGGCAGCGGCCAAGGCCCAAGCCATGATGATCGAGTACCAGTTGACCACCGGCGACATCGAGTCGTTGAAGGTGGACAAGCGGACCGGTGCTGGCATCGTCGAGCAGGAGCGCACGACGCTCCGCAAGCGCGGCAAGCCGGGCGGCTGGAAATACGACCTGTTCGTGGCGTGCGGCCAGACGTCAGACTGCTTGGTCTACGCGTCGAGCGGCAGCGGCTGGTCTGACTCAACGGGCCGGTACATCGGTCGCAAGGACGACGTCGAGATGGCGACATACATCTTCGAGTTCCTCGCCCGGGAGATCGAGCGCTTGCAGGACGAGTTCGGCAAGACCCGGTGGGCCGAGTTGAAGGCGTACGCCAAGCAGTGGGCGATGTCCACGCACGACGCCGAGCGCGATTTCAGCGCAGACGGGCGGCATCCGCTCCGGGCGAAGCAGTCATGGGTCGAGGGCGCGATCGAGCAGGTGGTGTCGGCTCTGTGGTCGGCCAAGCGCGACCGCGAGTCAGCCCCGGCGGTGAATGCGCTGGTGCTCGACAAGAAGGCCGCGATCCGGGACTGGCAAGCACAGCAAGCCGGGTACGCGACGTGGGACGAGTACATGGCGGCTCGCAGCCCGATCTCAACCGAGACGGTCACGGTCAAGCCTCTCACCAAGCGGCAGCGGGATGCCGCAGCCCGGGCGAACCAGAAATATTGGGACGCTCAGGCGCGAGCAGAGCAGCGAAAGTGGGCGAGTCGAGACATCGACGCGTACCGCGCTGGACAGGACGCAGGTCGTCAGATCGGTGTTCGCCCGGGCGTCCGGGGCGGCACCCCGAAGCAGGAGGTACGTTTGGTAGACTGATCGTCGGAAATCGGCCCGGGTAATCGTGAAAGGGTGACCCGGGCCGAATACTTGACGAACCGGAGACGGTGTGGTTTAATACTCGCAGGTCCGGGGCGGTCCCGGCACGGAAGGAGGGCCAGATGGCCAGAGTTCATTACAGCAGGTTCGTTGGGCGGGCGGGCAAGACCCGACTCCCGGTCAAGACCGTGGGCGGTCCAGACGACCCGACACACGGCGACGGTCCCCGGCTCGTGCTGGTGTGCCGACGCGGTGACTACATCGAGAAGGGCCAGCAATACCTATGGTTCGCCCCCGGGTTCCGAGCCCGGAAGACGATCGGGTGCATGCAGCATCACCCCCGCCCGTCCGAGATGGACAGTTCGCTTTACTCCGAGGTCCTAGGGGCGCAGGAGTCGGCGGGCGACACGTTGGGCGGTTTCACGTGGAACGGCAGCGACTCGGCGGATGACGTCAAGGAGCAGGTCAACGACATCTTGCAGGAGGTCCGGGACGCGATCGAGTCTGTCGCCTCGCAGTACGAAGACGCTGCGGAGTCGATGGGCGGCGACAGTGGGGCCGGGGCGCAATTCGCAGAATGGGCGCAGACGCTCCAAGACTCCGAGATCATGGATTGGGAAGCGGGCGACTACGACGACCCGGACGAGACAGAGGCGTGGTGCGAGAAGCACACCGACGACATGGTCGGCGACGAGCCGGATCAGGTGTCGGCCAGCGACATCGACCAAGCCCGGGAAGACTGCGAAGACTGCAAGCCCGATCTGTCCGATTGGACGGCAGACCTCGTGGCGGAAGCGCAGGAGAAGGTCGATGCAGTCAGCAAAGAATAGGGCCATGGCGCACAAAGTCACGGCGTCAATCACGGTCCCGGCGTCACAGGGCGTCCGGTCCGGGTGGGCGCTGCTGATGACGTCGCTCTGGCTGGTCGTCCGGTACCCTCGCTCGAAGCGGTCGATCACGTTCGACCTATGGGAGGACTGACGATGGCAGCAGCGCGAGAATGGGGGCCGCTCTGCCCGGTTGATGGCGGGTTGCTCCTTGACTTAAAGGGGACCGCTCAGTTATACTGTCCCAACAGCGGTCACGTCGGACTGCCGAAGACGCACCCGGCGGGGCCAAGAGAACCCTCCCCGATGTTTTACGATCGGGGCCAAGTACAGGAGGGCTACGCAGCAGTGGCCAAGGATGCACCAGCCGCAGTCGGTTTGACGGCGGCGCAGATCAAGAAGATGCAAGCGGCGGGTAAGACCGACACGGCATCGGACAAGGCGGCAGAGGCAGCGGTTGCCAAGCCGAAGGCAGTGCGAAAGGCGAAGGCCGGACAGGACTGCGGTTGCGGATGCGGCGGCACGACTAAGGGCGGACGGTTCCTCCCCGGTCACGACGCACGATTCCACGCGGCAGAGCGAGCCAAGGCAGCGGAAGCAGCCCAGGCGTAATGCCGATCCCTCGACGGCGGTCTGGACTAAAACTCCGGGTCGCCGTCGATGCGTCTCCCGATTATCTGTGGGAAGCGACACAGTGGGTGACGCCGACGACTGTTCAGGAGAAGTCTAGTGCCAAGAGCCACAAGGCCGTCCCGGTCCCGTGCGACTGCGGCTGTTACTGCGGAATGGTCACCGCCGACGCCACCCGAGTCTGCTGGTCCTGCCGTCGAGAGTGGCACCACGTCTGCGGTCGAACCTGTCGAGCCTACGGCGGCGAACTCATCCAGTTCGGCGGAGCGTATGAGTGGCTCCCCGACATCCCCCCGCGTCGAGAGTGCAACGGGGGTAAAGGATGGGCGTGATCAGGGAGTAGGCGGCTCGGACGCGGCGGCGATCTTGGGCGTGTCGCCATGGCGCGACCGTCTGGACGTCTGGCAGGAGAAGACACATCACCCCGGGTGGGCACCCCGGGCGCAGACTGCGGCGATGCGGTGGGGCATCCTGCTCGAACCGCTGGTCGCGATGGAGTACGAGCGGACAGCCCGGGTCAAGGTCGAGCAATCGCCGGGCCGACTGTGGCACGAGAACGGCATCCAGTTCGGCACCCCGGACCGCTTCGTGTTCACCCCGGTGGGCATCGCGGGATTGTGGGAGGGTAAGACCGCCCAAGACCCGGCGGTTTGGGAGGCGGGCGTCCCGGAGCACTACATCCCCCAAGTCCAGCAGTACCTCGCGATCACCGGGTTGCCGTGGTGCGACGTGTCGGTCCTGCTCCCCGGCGGCGATTTCCGGACGTACCGGATGGAGTCCGATCTCGGTTACCAGATCGACCTCGAAGAGCGGGTCGTCGATTTCTGGCAGCGGTACGTCCTGACGGGGCAGGTCCCGCCCGAAGGCCGCGATCGTCCTGACCTCGTGTTCCCCCGGCAGCATGAGCCCGAGTCGCGGCTAGTGGTCGCCCCGGACACGGCTCTGGACCGCATCGTCCACGAGATTCTCGGCACCAAGGAGACGCTCGCCGAGTTGGAGGGCGAGTTGGGCGTCTCGATCAATCAGGCCAAGATGGTCATCGGCGAACACGCCGGGGCAGACGCTCCCGACTGGACTGTACATTGGCGTCTGTCCAAGGCTCCCGAGAAAGTCGGATGGGAGGCCGTGGCGACCACACTGTGGAACACGCTCGCGGTCGTCCGGCGGCTGTACCCGGACTGGCGCGACGGTCCAGCAGCGGCACACCTAGACCCGGGTCTTTTCGACACCGTGGTGTCGTTGTACACTATGCAGGGCGCGGCAGCGCGACCGTTTCTAGTCAAGCGGAAGGAGACCAAATGAGCGGATACGACGGTTACGACGAACCGCCACAGTTCGGCGGTAACCCAAACCGGGGGCAGCAGACACACGGGCGGTCGTTCCAACGGAAGAGCGACGACCGGGGCGATTACGTCGAGGTTGACAAGCGGATACAAGAGTTCTACGCCAAGTATCCGGACGGGCGGCTGTCGTCGCGCATCCACAAACTCTCGCAGATTGACGGGTTCGAGGTCCAACAGCGGCAGACCCGCGACCAACGGGGCAACACCAAGGTCAAGGACATCCCGGTCGCCATCGGGCTGATCGTGGTCGAGGGGATGGCATTCCGGACGCCGGACGACCCATTACCGGGAGTCGGTCATTCGTGGATGGTCCTGCCCGGCCAGACGCCGTACACTCTCGGCTCCGAGTTGGAGAACGCCGAGACGTCCGCTTGGGGCCGGGCAATCGCGGCAGTCGGGCTGGCTACTCGGGGCGGCATCGCGACGGCGGACGAGATTCGTAGCAAGCAGACCGCAGACGAGCCCACGGAAGACCAGCCGGACGCGGATACGCCCACAGATGCCCCCCCGCCCGTCGCGGCCAAAGAAGGGGCATCGTCTGCGCTCCCCGTGGACGCTACGACCACTGTCCCGCGCAGTCTGGACGGCAAGACCGACGAGCAAATCCGGGCGATGACGTACGAGGTCCTGATCGAACTCGCCCGGGAGAAGTTCATCCCGTCCGCGACGATCACCAAGACGGGCCGGACGATGTTCGGCGAGGGGCACACGCTCCGGCAGTTGACAGACGAGCAGAGGCAGCAACTATGGCATGCACTCCTGACGGGCGAACTCCCCGGCGACGAGCACACCGCGTCACCCCAAGCGAGCGAGCCGAGTACGACTTCGTCCTAGAGCGGGACGGCGGGTGTGTCGCCCCGTACCTCGAAGCCCGCTGCCACCCGATCGATCAGTGCTCCGGGGTCATCACCCGGCAGCACGTCAAAGAGGCGGGCGGGCGGCGGATCACGGACCGGGCGCACCTGTTGATCCTGTGTTCGCATCACCATCTCGACGGGTGGGGGACGTCGAAGCATGCGCTCGCTTTGCAGCGCAAGTACCTGAGAGATGTCAATGGGTAAGTGGATTAGGCTCGACGTCGGGCTACTGGACGACGAGGGCTGGTCGCTGATGCCGGAGGCGGTGCAAGCGGCGTGGATCAAGGCGTACCTCCTGCAAGCGGCTCGCGATGGGGTGCCGTTCCAAACGGAGGGCGAACTGATTCGGTTGCTCCGCAAGGAGGGCGTGACCGATCCGGAGAAGGCTGTGGCGCAGATGCGGCACATGCTCGACGCCGAAGACGACGGGCCGCAGATCGGCATCCGGAGATATGGCGAGCATCAACCCGTCGCGCGTGGTCCGAGTGACAGCCCGGAGTACAAGCGGGGGTACATGGCGGGCAAGCGCTCCCACAGACTCCCACAGACTCCCACAGTGGGACACGAAACGACACGGACGATACCCACGGACGACGCGGGTGCTAGCGCACGAGTGCCGGAGAGGTTAGACCCGAAACAGGCGTTGGTGGACGCCGGGGTCGATCCGTCGATCTTAGAAGGCAAGAAAGCGGGGCGAAAGATAGCAGAGTAGACGGCGGCGTGGTAGAATGCGTCAAGACCGGGGCTGGCGGTGTGCCAACCGAAAGGACCACCGTCCGGGTGTGAAGCAGCGCGCCGAGTGTGACCGGCAGCGCTCTCCTTGCACCCGTTTGGACCGCCCGCAGCAGCCCGGTCATTCTAGTCAATCTTAGGAGGTTACAGTGGACGACAAGATCAGGGCCATCCGACAGGCGCTCATCGAGCAGCCCCGATTTCAGGCGGCGCTCGGGTGCAGACAGTTGGAGATCAGCGGCAGCAACCGCTACCCACGATTCAGCGGTGACGCAGACGGCGAGCACCACGCGATCCTCGTCAAGTACACGGGCGACCTCAACGCCCGGCGGTTCATGTTCTGGTTGACGGCGGCTCCGAAGGAACTCGACGCAGCGAAGAATCCGCCCGACGGTTTCCACTACTGGCTCGCCCAAGTCGGGCAACTCCCCGACGGCAACCCGTGGTGGATCGCGCTGTACGATCTGCCGCTCCTGTTCAAGGCCGACGCCATCGAGGGCGAACTGATCGAACGAGTGTCGATGGGCAATGCCGGGACATTCTACCGGGTCGATCCGGCACGGCTCCCGGAGTGGGCGCAACCGACGATGTTCGACATGCAGACGATTACGATGGACGCGTTCCTCGAAGAGCCATCGACGGTTGACGAGCGGGTCGAACTCGCCGCGACGTTGAAGGCGTTTAAACCGGGCGAGACGGTCACCCTCCGGGGCACGGTCGTTAAGCACAACGGCGGCAACACGACGATCCTGTTCCCGGGGCTCAACGGCGGCGTCAAGTGGGCGGTCGTCGATTCCGTAGTCGTGTCGGACGTCTCATGACTCGTCGGAAGGTGCAGCAGTTCGTCTGCGACCGGTGCGAAAAGTCCGAACTCGTCGAGGTCGAGGGTGCATCCCCCCGGGGTTGGACGTCGGTCGTCCAGATTCCACTAGGGCCGGTGGACACGGACGGGATAGATCGCCACAGAGAACTATGCGACGGGTGTTCCCACGAGATCGCTCGGTTCATCGAGCCGAAGAACGCACCCGACGTGCGGCTCCGCCCGCCGACGACAGCGTTCCTTGTCGAAGTCGAGCCGACGTGATGGCGGCTCGCACCGGGCCAGTGATGCAGCGGCAGCAGCACCCGCAGAGCCCATATCGCCTGACGGAGCGGGGTATGTTCAGGGCGCATGGCGTCCCGTACGATCCGCTCCCCCGCGAGCCGTTCATTTACAGCCGTCCTTGCCCGGGGCCGCGCTGTCTCACCCGCATCCCGCCACATCGCGTCCTCTGTGCTTTCTGTTCGAGAATCTGAGGCCGATTTCCAGGCGTGGATCATCGACCTAGCGGGCATCCGGCGATGGGCGATCTACCACACCTACGACAGCAGACGGTCGAACCCCGGGTTCCCCGATCTGGTGCTCGTCCGGGAGCGGGTGCTGTTCCGTGAAGTGAAGACCGAAGGCGGCGTCTTGACGGGGGCGCAGTCGGCGTGGTTGAATAGACTGACAAGGGCGGGGGCCGACGCCGGGGTGTGGCGTCCGTCCGATCGGCGGTCGATTGAGAAGGAGTTGGAGTGACAGCAACAGCACTTATTGGGGCGCAGCACGGTTCGGAGGGCAAGGGCGTCATCGCGGCGGCAATCGCCGGGCGGTTCGACGTGGCAGTCCGTACCGGGGGACCGAACGCCGGACACAGCCTGTGGCACGACGGGCGGGTGTACAAGATGCGCGGCGTCCCGTGCGCTTGGATCAACCCGGAATGTCGGCTGGTCATCGGGGCCGGGGCGGTGGTCGATCTCGAACTGCTCGCGTCCGAGTTGCGCGACCTGCCCGGGGTGGAGGTCATCGTGGACACCCAAGCGGTCGTCGTCAACCACGAGATGCAAGCAGCCGAGAAAGGCATGTGGGAGGCCATCGGTTCGACGCAGGAGGGCGTGGGCGCGGCGCGCATTGCCAAAATCCTCCGGACGGGGCACCCGCTGGTGCAGGACGTCGAGTGGAAAGCGGGCGACCCGTGGGACCGCATCCATCCGGAGGCGCACACGGCGGACCTGTTGTATCAGGCGCTCGTGGACGATCAAGAGGTAATGCTCGAGGGTACGCAGGGCGCGGCGCTATCGCTGCATCACGGCGACTGGCCATACTGCACGTCGGCTGACACCAATGTGGCGCAGTTGCTCGCCGATGCGGGCGTCGCTCCCCGGTTCCTCCGGCACACGTACCTCGTCGCCCGGACGTTCCCGATCCGGGTCGCTGGCAACTCGGGGCCGATGGCGCGCGAGACGACGTGGTCTGAACTCGGGCAGGAAGAAGAGCGGACCACGGTTACTAATCGCGTCCGGCGGGTAGGCTTTTGGGACGACGCGCTGTATCGCCGGGCGGCGGCAATCAACGGGCCGTGTGGCACGTTCCTGACGTTCGCCGACTACCTCGCACCGGAGTTGCGCGGGACGACGGATTATGGGCCGTTCATGCTCAAACCAGAAATCCGCGACCTCGTGGACTACATCGAGGAAACGAGCGGCGCACCCGTGCTCGGGTTCGGTACCGGTCCCCGGGCAGACGGGGCGTGGCAGGTCGCGACGGCAAGCAGTCGGTGCGCACACGGAGACTACTGGACATGAACCGAGTAATCGCCCTAATCGGCATCCCGGGCTCGGGCAAGACGACCCTCGCGGCGGACCTGTCGGAGCGGCTCCATCGGCCAGTGTTCACGGCGGGAGACCTAGCCCGGGCGCTTGACCCAGGCGCGCTCGCCCGAGGTGACTTGGCAGACGAAGCGACGATGCGCGCTGCGTTCGTCGCGGCGATGGCGGAGTGGTCGGACCGGGAGTTCATCCTCGATGGTTGGCCGCGCAATCAGCCGCAGTCATTGCTGCTCCCCGACGACACGAAGACGATCCTGTTGACGTGTCGCCCGGACATCGCCCGGGACCGACTGTACCGGCGGGGCCGGGAGGACGACCAGTTCGCCGAGAAACGCATCCGCGAGCAGGGCGACCTGTTGCAGATCGACATCGCCGGAGGGTGGGTGTTCAAGTTCGTCGGGTGGGAGGGCGCGATCAACACGACGTATCGCACCCGACAGGACGTAGCGCGCAGCGTGTACCGGTACCTGATCGGTGAGAAGGGGCAAGCGTTCGATGGTTGAGATCATGGTTCAGCGCGAGTTGATCGATGCGGAGATTCCCGCTTACGGCTACCCGGGGGACGCGGGCATGGACCTCGCGGTGGTCAACGAGTGGGTCATCGCCCCGGGCGCGTCGATCGACCTGCCCACAGGCTTGAAGGTCCAACTGCCGGAGGGCGTGTGGGGCCGGATCACGGGCCGGAGTTCGACACTGCGCAAGCGGGGACTGTTCGTCAACGAGGGCGTCATCGATCAGGGCTATCGCGGCGAGTTGTTCATCTACGTGACCAATCGCAACGGGCACGACATCCACATCGAGCACGGCACACGACTCGCGCAGTTGATCCTCGCGCCTGTGCTCCGGGCCGAGATCGTCGAGGTTTCGGAGGTCGCGTCGTCCGACCGGGGCGCGAAGGGGTTCGGCTCGACTGGACATCGCGAGTGGGTGCTGGACACGGCCTATCAGCCGAAGCCCACGGAAGCCCCGGAAGAGCCCGATACCCACACGGATACGTCCGAGAATACAAACGGGCAAGGAGATACCTCGTCGGGGCTCCCCGTGACCTCCGCGACGGTGTACTTGGGCGGTCCGATCGACTACGTGGACAAGAACCCCGAGGACAGACATCGCCGGTTCATCGTGGCGGGCCAGATGTCCGACCCGCACCCGTTCTTCGACGTGTACTGCCCGGCATGCCGCAAGCGGTTCGACGAGACACCCGACGAGACGATCGCTCGGAACATGGTCGAGTGCATGTCACGGGATTGGGCAGTGTTCGAGTACGACGCCCGGGTGCAAGTGTCGTTCGGCACCCCGGTCGAGATTTGGGGCCGGTTCCTCGTCGGCGGCGCGATGGTCATCGTCGGCAATCTCGGGGACGGGCTGTTCGCGCAGTCGCTCCGGCGGGCGGGCGTTGTCGAGGTCGAGTCTTTCAAGCAAGCCATCGCTTTCATGTTGTCATTACAGGGGGCTCTGCGCTCGATATGACTGAGGGCAAAGTGACAGAGGATGCCGTGGCTGCACCGACTACGAAAGCGGGCAAGAGCCTGCTTGACCGAGTAGCGGGCTGGCGCGCGGACGCATCGAAAGACCCGCACTGGGACGCCAAGTACCACCGCGCTATCTCCGAACACATCGCGAACATCGAAGCCGAAGCCCGCCACTCCGACGCTGCCGAGGTCGAGAGGTTGCGGACGGCACTCACTGAGTTCGTTCAATGGGCCGATGACGGCGAGGACGACGACGGCATTGTCGCCCGTGGTAAGGCCGCCCTCTCATCCACCGAGGCCGTGAAATGAGCGGCGAGTTGGAGCGGCTGGTTGTCAAAGTCGAAGCGCTCAAATCGGACCGGTTGCGTCTGTCGGACATGCTGGTTGACTCGGCAGTGGAGCGGCGTCTCGATCACATCGTCGGACGGGCACTCGTCGAGGCGACCACCCCGGACGGCGGGCGGTGTGTGGCGTGTGGGTTGAAGACCGGTCACAAGGACGACTGTGTCTGGCAAGCGGCGTACGACCGGTTCGTCACAGGCTAGACGGCTATGGTACAATCAGCACAGGAGGACCGCATGACAGACGAACAGCACGACGACGTCAACGACCCGGACGAGGACGATCAGGACCTAGAGGACAGCGATCCGAACGGCGTCCCCGATCCGACCGACGACCCGGAATCGACTGAGCCCGCGAGTGCTCCGTGGCAGTAAACGCGCTGCCCATCAAACGCCCGGCGGCGATCACGCTGTACCCCGAAACCGTGGACGGCAGACCGTACGTCAACTGCATGCCGTACGCATCCTGCTCGGTGCTGCGCTGGATGGCGTACGACGTCCCGGCGAACTACGGCAAGACGATCCGCACGGCGACCGGCGTCCCGGTCAACGACCACTTGGGACACCCGCAGGGCATCAACTTTCCGGAGTTGGTTAGCGGATTGACAGCGCTATTCCCGACTGCCCCGATCGAGCACGGCGCTCCGTTCGACGCACAGGGCATCACGGACCTGCTCCCGCAACCCGGCAAGAAGAACCGGAACCACGCGGTGTTCGCTGTCGCGGTGCCCCACATGACCGATCTGTCCGACCATCTGCGGCGCTGGTGCGGCATGTCGTACAAGGACGGCCACGCGTTCGCCCTAGGCGGCAAGCAGATCGCCCCGGACGGCATCGTCCAGTGGTGGTGGATGGACATGATGGCAGACACGTCTAAGGGATTCGCGGGCGAGTGGGTCAATGTGGACGACGTGTACCCGGCGTTGGAGAAGGCGTCGTCCGGCTTGATCAAGTGCGTGTACGGCGTGAAGGGCTCCGCGATCCCGTGAATGAGGACCTGTCGCTGCTGTTGCTCCGGGCGCATCTCGGTCTGTTGATCGTGCGGCTACGGGACGACCGGGCGATGACGTGGCAACCCGAGCCCCCGGGTCTAGTCGAGCGGATCAAGCGGCGGCTCCGGTGAGCGACGACGATCTCCCGTGGGGGCCGAAGGAGCGGGCCATCATCGAGGCTCTGCGGGGTGGTTGTACCCGGGAAGCGGCGGCGGGTTACGCTGGCATCCATCGAATCACGCTGTGGAAGATGACGCAGCGATCGGCAACGTTCGACAACGCCTGTAAAGAAGCGGAAGACTACGCAGAGGCCGTGGCCATCGGGTACATTCGAAACGCCATGCCGAAAGAGTGGCAAGCGGCGGCGTGGTGGTTGGAGCGGCGGCATCCGGACAAGTACGGGCGTCGGGTCGCCATCGATATTTCGCTCCGGGACGAGGCCACCCGGCTCGCGGCGCAGTACGGGCTCGACCCGGAGGCGCTGCTCGCGGAGGCCGAGTCGCTGGTACAGGGCAAACAAGGCGAGTAGTTGCCTAGCCCGCTTGCCAAGGTAAACCCGGAGGCCGCACACCGGGCGCTGGTCATCACGGCGTTGGCCATGGCCGCTCGACGGTCGCACATCGAGGCGGGTTGGACCGCGCTGCCGTACCAAGAGCCCCCGCCCGGCGACTGGACGACGTGGTTGCTGCTCGGAGGCCGTGGGGCCGGGAAGACCGCTGCCGGGGCGAACGCGATGGACAAACACGCCCGGGGCGAGCCGTGCCTCAAAGGAAAGACGCCACACCGCATGGCCGTTGTCGCTCCGACTGGCGATGACGTGGTGGACACGTGCATCAACGGGGAGACGGGTCTGTTGTCGCTCAACCCGGAGGTCAAGTACCGCCCGGGCTCGCGGCTGTATTCCGAGTTGACGTGGCCTAACGGCGCAGTGGCGAACGGGTTCGGGTGCTTCGGGCCGGAGGATGTCGAGCGGTTCCGTGGTCCGCAGCACTGTTTCATTTGGTGGGACGAGTTCGCGGCAAGCAGGAAACTCGACGAGGCGTGGCAGATGCTCGATCTCGGGCTCCGGCTTGGACCGCATCCCAGGCGCGTTTTGACCACGACACCCAAGCCCCGTAAGCGATTGAAGTTGCTGCTCAAAGACGCGACCTGTACCGTCACCAAGGCGGCGACCGACGACAACCCAAATCTCCCGGTGGAGCGGCGCGAATCGTTCTACAAGACGTACGGCGGGACGGCACTCGGGCGGCAGGAGTTGAACGCCGAGATCATGGAGGACCTAGAGGGCGCACTGTGGACGCGGGCGTCGATCGAGGACTCCCGGCGGGACGTAGCCCCGGAGTTGGTCCGGATCGTGGTCGCCATCGACCCGGCGGTTACCAGCGAAGAGGACAGCGACGAGTCGGGCATCATCGTCGCCGGGATCGACGCTCTGGACGAGGCGTACGTTCTGGACGACAAGTCCGCCCGGGTCAAACCGATCGCGTGGGCGAGGCGGGCAATCGGGGCATACAAGGACCGCAACGCAGACCGGGTCATCGGCGAGGTCAACAACGGCGGCGACCTCGTGGAGGCGACACTGCGCATGGTCGATCGGGACGTGTCGTACAAGGCGGTCCACGCATCCCGGGGCAAGCGAGCCCGGGCCGAACCCGTCGCGGCGTTGTACGAGCAGGGCCGGGTGCATCACGTCGGTACGTTCCCGGAGTTGGAGGACCAGATGTGCTCCTTCATGCCGGGGGACGCGAAGTCGCCGGACCGGATGGACGCTCTCGTGTGGGCGCTGTCAGAACTACTAGTCACACAGGGGGCCGGTGTGTTAGACTACTACCGAGCAGCAGCAGCCGCGAAAGAGGAATAGACGTATGTCAGGTGAGACAGGGTTCTACCGCAAGGACGCGGCCACGGGGATGACCGAGGCGGGCGTGTTCGCCCGGGGCAAGCAGAAGGTCAACCGGTCGCAGGAGACGCAGACGCTAACGGCAGATCAGTCGGGCGAGCGATTCGTCGGCGTGGTCGATGCCGTGTTCACCCTCCCGGACGTAGCACTGGCGAACGACGGGGTGTGGTACGACTTCGAGTGCGGCGTTCCCTCGTCGGGCACGGGCCTGTCGGTGTCGCCGGACGCGAGCGACTTCATCCGGGGCAACGGGCTCACCGCGACGGCGGACAAGGACCTCATCAACTCGGGCGCGTCTGACCGCATCGGCGACATGGTCCGCGTCCAGTCCAACGGCGTCGATGGTTGGATGATCACCGCCATCATCGGCACTTGGGCGAAGCAGTCATGAGCGTACTGCCGAAGGGCAGCGACCCGCTATCGGCTGACGAGATCGCGGCGCTGCTGGTCGATACGGGTCTGTCCGCCCCTGAGAACCTGACGGCGCTGTCCGACCGGGTGGCAGGGGAGGCGACCCTCTCGGACTCCGACCCGGCGGACGTGGCATCTGGCGTCAAGACGCCGGGCGAAGCGACGGACGTGTCCCGGAGCGACCACGCCCACGATCTCGATCTGTCCGGGTTCGTTGCTCCCGCCGACGCGGGCATCGCCCTCGAAACAGACGCGGATTTCGCAAGCAGTGTGAGTGGCAACTTCACCGTCACAGCCGCTGCCGTCCAGATCGCCGAGACAGGCGGCGGGTGGAGCATCGGCGGCTCAGGCTCAGGCTCGGTGTACGACGGTGACGGGCTCGCCCCGGCGGACCGGGCGGCTATCCCGACGCAGGTCACCACGGTGTCGGTCGCCGATTTCAACGCGCTGCGGACGTCGCTTATCGCGTTCGGTCTGATCCTCGACGGCGATTGAGTGGGAGTCCGGGAGAGGCTCGCTAAGGCGCTCGCCCCGTCGTCGTTTGCTCCGCCCGGCGCACTTATGCCGGGCGGGTTCGGGGAGGCGGCGCGGGTTACCGACCTGTCCGAACTGACGGCGGCGCTCGGCGGGCCGAACGTCGTGTCGTCGCTTGGTCCCGGACTGCCCATCGGACCACAGCACCCGGAAGAGGTCGAGCCCCGGCGGTGGGACTACCCCGTCGGGTACAATGTCCAAACCCGTCCCCGGGGCTACGAGCCCATCACGTTCGCCACACTCGACGCGTTGGGCCGCAACTACGATGTAGCCAATCTCGCCCGGGAGAAGCGGATCGACGACTTTCGCCGCTTGGAGTGGGTCATCCGCCCGCGCAAGGTCGAGGGTGAGAAGCGCGCAGACCGTCTGACCCGGCAAGAGCGACTGGCCGAACCCGCGAACAAGTTGACCGGTTTCTTCGAGTCCCCGGATCAGGAGCGGCAGTGGGGCTCGTGGATTTACGCCTACCTTGACCAAGTGTTTATGTACGACACGCCGACGCTGTATCTGCGCTTCACCAAGGGCGGCGACCTGTACGGTGTCGAAGTCATCGACGGCACGACGATCCTCCCGCTGATCGACCTGTGGGGGCGCATCCCGCAACCGCCGATGGCCGCGTACCGGCAGATCATCAAGGGCATGCCGTGGACGTTCTTCCAGCGGCTCGTCACGGCGGACAACAACACCGCGTTCTCCACCACGCAGATGTCGTATGACCCGTTCTGGACGTACGCTGGCTCGCCCTACGGACACCCGCCGACAGAGCGTATCCTGCTCGCGACGAACCGGGCGCTCCGCCGACAGACGCTCGACATGGCGTACTTCACCGACGGGTCTATCCCGGCGTCCACGCTGTATGCGGTCCCGGAGTCGTGGGGCAACCAGCAGATCGCCGAGTTGCAGAAGGTGTTCGACGGTATCCTCGCGGGTAACGACGCACAGCGGCAGTCGCTCCGGTTCGTCCCGGGCGGGCAGGGCTCGCAACTCATGCAGATCAACCCCGAGCCCAAGCCCGAAGTCGAAGAGTGGTTGATGATGGTCGCGTGTGGCGCGTACGGCGTCAGCCCGATGGAACTCGGGTTCACGATCAAGTCGTCCGGACTCGGCGGGAAGGGCTTCGCCGACAACCAAGCCAAGACGTCCGACGAGCGGAACGAGGCGCTCGTGCGTCACGTGGAGGGTGTGCTCAACAAGATCATCGCCGGGCCGTTGAAGCAGCCCGAGTTGGAGATCGGGTTCCCGGAGATGGAAGAGGCCGAAGACAGCCTCACCCAGGCGCAGCGCGCTTTCCAGTATTGGCAGATGGGCGTCATGTCCAGCGACTACATCGCGGAAGACATCCTCGACATCGATCCTCCGGGGCTCGGTCCAACCGTCGTGTCGGGCCAGTCGGTCGTACCGGTGTCCGAGATCACGAATCCGACGCCCGCACCCATGGTCCTGCCTCCGGGGGTCGTCCCCCCCGACGCTCAACCCCGGGGGCAGGATCAGACCCAGATCGACGCGGGCAAGCCTAGCGCGACACCGGACGGGCCGAGTGCCATGCCGGGCCAGTCGCAGGTGAACAAGGCGCGGCTCGATCGGCTCATCCTCCGCTCGCTCGAACGGCAATACCCCACCGAGTTGCTCGGTTGGGTCAAGGACGCGGCGTGGCGCTACGACCCACACGTGCTACTGTCGGGGATTGACATGGCACGACGTCCGGGCGGGCGGGACATGCAGAACGTGGACAGGATCGAGGACGAGATCGACGAGTCGGACCTCGTCGTGCCGATCGTGCTCGTCCAAGTCCCCGGGGCGAACAAGTACAAGATCGCGGACGGCTGGCATCGCTCGCTCGCGGCGCGACACGCGGGCAAGGAGTTCATCCCGGCGTACATCGGGCAGGTGGCCGACGCGACCGGGCCGTGGGATCGCGAGATGCAGTCGTTGCAGTACCGCAAGGCGATTCACACCGAGTTGGCCAAGTGGCAGCGCAAGTCGCTCGCGGCACTGCGGGCGGGCAAGTCGCCGGACGTCCGGTTCGAGTCGGAGTTCGACCTGCCCGGTGTCGAGTTGGCCAAGGCCGCGAACGCCGAAGAGGTCCGGGAAGCGTTCGCGAAAGCGGGTGCATCCGCCATCCCTTTCGTCGAGTCAAGGCTTCATCCGTCCGGGCTTTACGAGCGCTCATAGCCCAACGAGCCCGGCAACAGGCTCAGGACCTCGCAGCGGCGATCAACAGTTCGGGCCACTTCGACTACGTGTGGGGACGGGCCGACGACG